TGGTTGGGACCCCGATCCTTTTGACGGTCTCAAAATACTTAAAGGTGAGCTTGATTATTACTATGATTCAGATCCAGAGATTCAAAAATCTGAAGAAAAAATACAGTACTATAAGACGCTAATAGACACATTAACAGATATATTAAGTAATATAACATGGCGTCATCAAACGATAAAGAATATGATTGAATGGAAAAAATTCTCGTCCGGAAATTAAATCACGCTAATTTGCACGTACAATGCGATAGTGGCACTGCACAAGAACTGAGAGAGTTTTTCTCTTTCTACGTTCCTGGATATAAGTTTATGCCCGCTTATCGTAACCGCATGTGGGATGGTAAGATACGATTATACGACATAAATAGCGGAGAGCTACCAGCAGGTTTATTTTATCATTTAAACAAATTTGCTAACTCCCGTGGATATATAGTTGAATCAGAGAAAACCAACTATGGGATGCCACATGAAAATGCTACAATCGATATTCAGCAACTTGCCAATTATATTGACAGCCTCGGTCTTCCTTTTCGTCCTTATTCATATCAGCTATCAGGCATTGAAGAAGGGTTAAAACGAAAGAGAGCGATTCTTATATCACCGACTGGTTCTGGTAAGTCTCTTATTATTTTCATTTTAATTAAATATTGGTTGCATCTTCTTACTGACGGATTAAAATATCCAAAAGGAGGAAGAGTATTAGTGATCGTACCGACTACCTCTCTCGTAGAACAAATGCATAATGATTTCAAAAGTTACGGTCAAGATGAACGTGGTATGCATCGAATCTATTCTGGTAAAGATAAAACATTCGAAGCTGCTATTTGTATATCTACTTGGCAGTCAATATATAAATTACCAAAGATGTGGTTCGAGCAATTTGGTATGGTTATAGGAGATGAGTGCCACGGATTCAAATCGAAATCACTCATGAACATTATGAATAAAGCAACCGAAGCAGCATATCGTTTCGGAACGACAGGAACACTCGATGGAACTCAAACACATGAACTGGTCTTACAAGGTCTCTTCGGACCAATACACCGCGTTACCTCAACAAAAGCCTTACAGGATAACGACACGCTCGCTCAACTACATATCAAGCGAATTATTTTGGATTATGGCGAAAAGGAACGATTGGACTTTGGACAAAGGACGTACATGGACGAGATCGACTATATTGTCACAAACGCCAAACGAAATAACTTCATACGAAATTTAGCAGTCGATCAAAAGGGTAATACGCTCGTTCTCTATAACTATGTCGATAAACATGGCAAACCTCTCTTTGATTTGATTACAGATAAAGTAGACGAAGATAGAAAAGTATTTTTTGTTTCGGGCCAGACTGACACTACAGATCGAGAAGCAATACGAGGTATAGTCGAGAAACAAAAGAATGCTATTATCGTTGCATCTCTCGGCACCTTTTCGACTGGTATAAATATTAGGAATCTGCATAATATCATATTTGCTTCACCGAGCAAATCGCAGATAAGAGTTTTACAGAGTATAGGTAGAGGACTACGAAAGAGCGATAACAATGAAGCAACTAATCTCTATGACATTACAGATGATATCAGTTGGAAAAATCGTAAGAACTTTGCTCTTCAGCATTCAGAAGAACGACTAAGAATTTATGAAAAAGAAAAATTTAACCATAAAACCTATAAGGTCGATATATAATGCCAGATAATATAAAACAATTTAAACTGACTAATGATGATGAGATCATATGTGAAGTAATACAATGGGACGATCCTGAAAACGCAGCAATGGTTGTACGAGGAGCAATGCGAATTATAGCTGCCGAAGATTATAATCGCGGCGTTCGTTTTTATGCGTTTAGACCTTGGTTATCATTCAATGATAGACCCGAAGAATTACAAACTTTAAATGCAGCTCATATTATTGCTGAAATGAATCCTTCATCAGCTCTTGTAGGTCATTACGTTAAAACTATTCAAGCGGTTAAAAAGGTATTGAACAAAAAAGATTATCCTCTTGACACTTTAGCACCAAAAGTTGAAGACATGGGTGAAGAAGAGTTTCAAGAATTTCTAGATCAGTATCTCAAAGAAAATGATGTAGACATATTTAATCCCGATGATATTGACCTAACTGATTCTGATGCTGTCGATAATATAATAAAATTTAAACCAAAAGGAACAATGCACTAATGGCATTTCTTGTTCATCCTCTACCTCCGATTCCGGTTTACGTAAGAAAGGAGTACCTATATGATCTCGAAAAAGGTCATGGAGAGTTCACACCTGGAATCTGGATATCTGTAAAATCAACGCAGTATAAAGCATTATACTTCGAAACATTACTAACAGAATACGGAGCACTGTATGACAAACTTCCACTCTCTGCTTTTACTTGGAAAACAGATGTTGATATGGATAACTATTTGGACCTTGATACTCTACAGCTTTGGGATTGTTTCGACTATCATCTTACAGTAGTTGAAAAACCAATGCTAAGTAGGTGCGAGTTTTTCGGTAAAGACAAACAAATGCATGCGGGTGAGTACCTCTTTACGATAGATAACGCTCATCCGGATAATTCCGTGCTGGATATCAATTTTAGTGAGCATGATCCAGAGCACAAGAGCTTTAATATAATAAAATTGGATAATGGACAATTTGCAGCACAACCTAACAATAGAATAGTCTGGCGTGATTCAAGTCTTACGCCAGATAAATTAAAACAACCAGACTTTAAAGTATGTACTCAGAACTACGCTGTCGAAACCGAACCGAAGTGGTCTGTTGGACATACTGACGAATGGCAATATAGAACTGAGGATGGTCGATAATGGTATATTCCCTCTCCCCAAAATAATATATTTTATTATAACACAGAAATGTCATTCTGTAAACCCCATATCTTTTAATATGATTTCAAAATTAAACAGTATACAAATTCTATAATTTATGATATAATAATACTATATAATGAAAGGACATGAGATGACGCGTCAAAAAAGAAAAAGTATACATTACGTTAATAATGCTGACTTTTCACAAGCAGTAGTCGAATATGTCACAACCGTTAACAAAGCTCGAGAAAATAACGATGCAATTCCAACTGTGCCAGATTACGTAGCTCGTTGTTTTTTACGTATAGCTGAAGGTTTATCCCATAAGTCTAATTTTATTCGCTACACGTATCGCGAAGAAATGGTGATGGACGCGGTTGAGAACTGTCTCAAGGCTATTCTTAATTATAATATCGAAGCTGCGACTCGAACTGGAAAACCAAATGCATTTTCGTACTTTACTCAAATAACTTGGTTTGCCTTTCTTCGAAGAATCGCAAAAGAAAAGAAGCAGCAAGAAGTAAAGATGAAGTATATTACAGCATCTGGTATTGAAAGCTATATCATCAATGAACACGGCGACGATATGAGTAATCAAGTCGTCGGAGCATTCGTTGACACACTGCGTGGTCGAATCGACAAAGTAAAAACTCATGACGCAAATATAAAAGAATATGCAAAACAAGAAAATAAGAAAAAGAAGCGAACAGCGCACGCTGACTCGGATTTAAGCGAGTTTATGTAATATTGAGAAAAAACTAGATGAAAATAGCAGTATTAAATGATACACACTGTGGTATACGAAATTCTTCCGAGATATTTCTCAATAACGCAGCTGACTTTTATGATAACGTATTCTTTCCGGAATGCGAAAAACGTGGAGTGAAACAGATCTTACACCTCGGCGATTACTACGATCATCGTAAGTTTGTTAACTTTAAAGCTTTGAATCATAATCGTAAACACTTCCTCAACGAACTAAGAAATCGTGGCATGACGATGGATATTATCCCAGGCAATCACGATACGTATTATAAGAATACAAACGATCTCAACTCACTCAAAGAATGTCTTGGCCACTATATGAATGAGATTCATATCATAATGGAGCCAACCGTAATGGAATACGGCTCACTGAAGATAGCTTTGATTCCTTGGATATGCCAAGAAAATTACGATCAAGCCATGAGCTTTATAAATGATTGTAAAGCTGATTGGTGTGGAGCTCACTTAGAACTTGGTGGATTCGAGTTAATGCGAGGTGTAGAATCTCATAGTGGAATGAACCATAAGTTATTCTCAAAATTTGAACTCGTACTCACTGGTCACTTTCACTGTGCGTCACGTAAAGATAACGTATGGTATCTTGGTAGCCAAATGGAGTTTTTCTGGTCAGATGCTCACGATCCAAAGTATTTCCATATAATCGACACTGAGACTCGTGAAATCGAAAAGATAAAAAATAATCACACCTTATTTGAAAAAATTGTTTACAACGACGAAAAAATAGATTATAATAACTATAACGTGTCTCATCTTGATAAGAAATTTGTAAAGGTAACAGTTGTGAATAAAACAGATGCTTTTGTCTTCGATAGATTTATCGATCGCATTCAGAATCAAGATATCTATGAATTAAAGATCGCCGAGAACTTTAGTGAATTTATTGGCGAAAACGTAGATGACGAAGGACTAAATGTCGAAGACACCTATCAGTTAGTCGAAAACTATATTGACGGCGTCGACACCGATCTTGAGAAAGATCGTATAAAGATTAATATGCGTGAATTGATGGCTGAAGCACAGGCTCTTGAAATAGCATGATATTATTTAAGACAGTTAAATATAAGAATTTTCTATCGTCAGGAAATTCTTTCACAGAGATCGATCTCAATAAAGCAAAGTCAACTCTTGTTGTTGGACAAAACGGTGCGGGTAAATCCACTATGTTGGACGCCATCTCATTTGCTCTCTTTGGCAGACCACATCGTAACATCAATAAGAATCAGTTGGTTAATTCAATTAATCAAAAGGCGTGTGTAGTTGAGATTGAATTTAGCATAGGAAGTTCTGCCTTTAGAATTGTACGTGGCATCAAACCAGTAATCTTTGAGATCTGGAAAAATGGTACTATGATCAACCAGTCTTCTCATGCTAAAGAATATCAGAAGATCCTCGAACAAAATATCCTCAAATTAAATCATAAGTCCTTCCATCAAGTTGTCGTATTGGGTTCCTCCTCATTTATCCCATTCATGCAACTTGCTGCTGGACATAGGCGAGAGGTTATCGAGGATCTTCTTGATATCAACGTATTCTCTAAAATGAATCAGATACTCCGTGATAAACAGAGTGTACTGAAAGATCAACTCAAAGAGTTATCATATCAGATCGATATCACAAAGAATAAGATAGACACACAACAAAAATATATCACAGATATACAAAAGCTGACACAAGAAAATAGAAAGGAATACGAAACTCGTATCCTCGACTCGCAAAATTCTATTAATGAATTACAAACTGAAAATAATAAACTAAGTCTAGGTCTAGACGATTCGATTAATCAAACAGAGAAAGCTCTATCCAGTTTACACGATCGTCGTCAAAGTTTACTGCTTAGTAGTCAAGACACAAAGACGAAGGCAAGTGAAGTAGGTAAGAGAGCAAAGTTTTTTGAAGAAAACGAGTCGTGCCCAGTCTGCGATCAGAATATATCTGATGATCATAAGTCTCATATACTTGAAGATTTAAAGAGCGAAGCAAAGACTTATAAGAGCGCACTTCGAAAAATTGGCGAAGAAGGCCAAGGTATAGAAACGCAGGTTAGAGAAACTTCTGATTCTCTTAAATTGCTTCGATCTAAACTATCTGAGCTGAGTCAAAATAATGTACAGATCACTTCATTGCAAAAACAAATTAAAGAGTACCAAACATATCTCGATAAGAACGTAAGTGCTGACCTCGAAAGTGCGCAACGAGATCTGCAATCTCTTAACGATGATCGCAACAATCTACTCGAAAATAAATTCGAACTATCAGAAAACATATCATATAATGCTGTAATGAGCGAGATGCTCAAAGACACCGGCATTAAGACTAAGATTATTAAGCAGTATCTGCCTGTGATAAATAAGCTCGTAAACCAGTATCTCCAAGTACTTGACTTCTTTGTACACTTTGATCTTGATGAATCGTTTCAAGAAACTATACGGTCGAGACACAGGGATGAGTTTACTTACGACTCGTTTAGCGAGGGTGAGAAACAGCGTATTGACTTAGCTCTACTCTTTACTTGGAGGCAGATAGCAAAGATGAAGAACTCAGTTGCTACGAATCTTCTTATTCTTGACGAAACATTCGACTCGAGTCTGGACCACGAGGGTGTGGATAATCTACTTAAGATACTTCATACTCTCTCAGATGATACGAATATTTTTGTCATATCTCACAAAGGCGAGATACTTGATGGTAAGTTTAATGCTAAAATTGAGTTTAAGAAAGAAAAGAATTTTAGCAAAATAGCTGCTTAACTATTTACAAATTAATGAAAATGTGGTATAATATTATAAATGATTGGAGTATATTATGGAACTAAGTGAAAACACACTACAAGTGTTAAAGAATTTTTCTGGTATTAATCAGAATATCCTTATTCGTTCAGGGAATACCATTAAGACAATATCTGAAGCTAGAAATGTTTTGTCGACGGCAATCGTTGATGAATCGTTTCCTCAAGACTTTGGCGTGTATGACTTAAACGAATTTATCGGCGTTCTCGGATTAGTAGATACGCCTCGACTTAAGTTTGAGGATGAGTATGTAATAATCGGAGATTCGACCGGTAGATCAAAAGTCAAGTACTTCTTCTCTTCTGAAGAGACTTTGACTAGTCCTCAGAAAGACATCACCATGCCTGAGGCAGACGTTAAGTTTGTTTTAACTAATGACACTTTTAATAAACTAAAACGCGCTGCTTCTACTCTTGGACACCCTGAAGTGTCTATCACGGGTAAAGATGGCGTGTTGAGTCTTTCTGTCGTGGACTCTAAAAACTCAACGTCAAATGCATTTTCGATCGATGTCGACGGCGAGTTTAAATCAGATGCAGTTTTTAACTTTATAATTAGTATCAGTAACCTTAAAATGTTACCAGGCGATTATGAAGTTCAGATCTCTTCTAAATTAATAACGCAATTCAAGAATACAGAAGTTAACGTGACTTATTGGATTGCACTTGAAAAATCATCAACTTTCGGAGTATAATGACATGTCAGAAACAAACGATCAATTGCAAGATCTTGCAAACAAGTCGAGCCGTAGCACAATTGCAGTAATTGATGCTATGACTCAGCGAGGCGCCTTTAAAGGCGAAGAACTTTCTACTATTGGAACTCTTAGGGACCAATGTATACAAGTAGTACAAATCTGTGAGCAACTTCAGCAAGAAGCAGCCATGGAAGATGACACGGAAGAAACTGAAGAATAAGGTTTACAATCTCTCTTTTTTGTGATATAATTATTTTTTGTTATGGAGATTGTGAATGTCTAACGACTTCTTATGGGTCGAGAAATACCGACCAAAAACTATTGCCGAGACTATCTTACCGGATGGTCTAAAGCAAGTATTTCAAAAAATCGTAGACGGTGGGGAGCTCCCAAATATGCTCCTCACTGGTACTGCCGGCCTTGGCAAAACCACTGTTGCCCGAGCAATGTGTAATGAACTTAAATTAGATTACATTTTAATTAATGGATCTGAAGAAGGTAACATAGATACATTGCGAACAAAGATAAAACAATTTGCGTCTTCTGTCTCTCTACAAGGCGGATATAAAGTTGTCATTCTTGACGAGGCAGACTACCTTAATCCACAGTCAACACAACCAGCTCTTCGTGGTTTTATCGAAGAGTTTGCTAACAACTGTCGGTTTATTCTTACTTGTAACTTCAAGAATAGAATAATCGAACCATTGCATTCTCGCTGTGGCGTATATGAATTCAATACGTCTAAAAAAGATATGGTTGTTCTATGCGAAAAATTTATGACTCGCGTTGAATATGTTCTTAAACAAGAAAATATAGAATATGATAAAAAAACTGTCATTGACTTAATTATAAAACATGCACCTGATTGGAGGAGAATATTTAATGAGTTACAAAAACGTTCTATTATGGGGAATATTTTTGGGGATGTTTCTGATTCTACTGGATCCTTTGAGCCTTTATTCGAGTATTTAAAAACAAAAGACTTTAAGAAGATGAGATCGTGGGTAGTCAATAATATCGACACCGATGCTTCTGCTATCTTTCGTGGCGTATATGATCGTATGTACGATAAGTTAAAACCACAGTCTATTCCTCAACTTGTTCTCATTCTTGCAGACTATCAGTATAAGAACGCATTCGTTGCCGACCACGAACTCAATG